GAGTTCACTTATGAGCCGTGATTTGCATTTGTTTTCCTCTCCACAGCCAGCTTCTCAGCTCTCTGTCTAGCCCACTTCGATGTTGCTGAAGGGTGGTCGCCACTGATGGGATCTAAATAGATCCTCGGTGGGGTGAGGATACGGGTAGCAGTCCCGTCACATACGCTACACTGAACTTCTTTTGTGTCAACATCGACGAAGGACTCAGTGATATGCGAATCGTTGCACTTAAAATCGTACATTCGTCTAGGCATTATCTTCCTCTTCAGAAAGTTGCTCATAGACTTCTGTACTAGACTCTCTTAAAGTCTTAATCCAGTTCATGATGGACAGTTCGCCCTTCTTGAAGTGGAGTTGTTGTTCTGTTTCTACACCGCCTAAGCGGTCTGTAGCATCTATCATTACTTGGACATCTTCTACCAGGTCTTTCCAACCCTGAGTCGACATCATTGCAAATCTATTCTCGTAGTAATCCTGTAATTCACGATTCATTTAATCTTTTTCCTTGACTTTGGAGATTATTTGTGATATAGTAAATATTATACCACACTTTTACTAAAAAGTCAAGTACTTTTTTAACCTCGTGCTGCCATTTGTAGCATAGCGATACGCTCATTAGAAGCGATATCCTGCTCCTTTAGAGCTAGGTTAGCGACCTTTTCAACCTGAGTGAAGGGGTCACTACCTTGTGGCTTCGATTGTGCCTCTATCGCCTTGATTTGGGTCTCTACGGGGATTGATTGAGCCTGGGCTTGGGCTTTTGCTGCTTCTGCCTGTGCTTTAGCTGCCTCAGCCTGTGTTTTCTGTAGCTCAGCCATCGCTGTTTCCATAGCAATCTGTTGCATTTGCTGCTGCATTGGGTCTGGTTGGCTCATTTCCTGGAGCTTAGCGATGATATCTTCACGATTAGAGATACTTGAACCCTGAATGATACCCTGTAACAGTACAGGAGTGATAGGGGATTGTCCTAAAGTAGACATTAAACCCATCATCTGCTGTTGTTCGTACTCACGAGCTACCATTCCCATAGTAGAAACAGGGATAAAGGTAAAGTCTTGTACTGGATAACGGTCTGGATCGAACTGCATGAAGCGATACGCAGCCTTAGTAATGAATGGAATCAGGAAATCTTCTTGGAAGTTGATCAAAGTACGCTTGTTCTTCTTCATTAGCCCTGATAGAGCCATAGAAAGTCCTGCACCGCTGGCTTCACCACCTGCTACCTTGCCTGGCATAGCAGTGCTATCGAGCGTTCCTGTGGCTTGCTGCAGCATTCCCTGGAAGTTCTGCGCTGTCTGGAAGTTAGCTGGATCTGTTGTGCCAAACTTGAATGGCATCATGATTTCGTTAGGGTTACCGTTGACCAGCATGTTCTTGCCTGGTCGTACTTCGTACTTAGCACCACGAGGAAGCCTTGTAGCATCCATTGCCATCATAGGTGCTGTGGTTAAAGCTAAGGAATCTAAGTGGCTACGGATCTGAGCATCAATAGCCTTCTGCATATTGTAGCCCTTCTCAGCAGTACCACGACCCCAGAAACGACCTGGCATCGAGTCAGCTTGATAAGCAACAATAGGACGATCCTTCATCATGTAAGGAGAAGCCTCAGCTTTGAGTAAGTACTGGTCATCAGCAATTACAACGATAGCTTCTACCATGTCTTGGTAGTCTTCGCCTTTAGAACCTTCAGGGAAGAGGTCTACTACTTCAGTACCTTCTTCTTTGTCTACATTCTCAAGGTACTCACGAGGAACTAAACCGTAGTAACGAGTAACACGAATACGATCATCTTGCTCATGCGTTACTTCTTGTACTGGCTCTAGCTCCATGTTGGAATAGCTAGGAGTGATGTTTACTTTACGGTATGTACCGTCAGCCATGCTACGAACCACAGAGTGGTACGAGACATACTCTTCGATAGCAACACCAAGAGAATCTTCTACTGTACGAGCATTAGGCTCGATAAGGAAGTTACGAGGATTAACAGGATACAGATCAATCATGAACTGCTTTGTCTCTTGTACACCAATAGCTGCCATCCCAGTACCAGGAATAGCTTGAGTAGCAGGAGACATAACTGTCTTCTCTTTAACTAGGATCTCACCGATACCAGTACCGTAGAGTTCACCAAGTAAGATGATGTCATCGAGTGACTTCTTAATGCGTGAAGTCTTAAAGTCCTCGTGCATCTGTTTACGAACCAAAGCTACGTCGCTAGGGTCTTGATCGTTCCTATCATCAACAATATCAAAGAACTCTCCACGACCAAACACTGCTTCAGATATCTCTGCTTGCTTGGACTCAATAGCTTGCTGCAGCGCAGGAGTAACTAAGCGACTACGCTCAGACTCTCGTGTCTTATCCAGTGCATCCCAGATACCTCGGAACAAACGCTCATACTCTTCCCACTTATCCAGGTAGTTGACATCACGGTGATCTCGCCATGTGTTACACTGATCAACGATAAAAGAGACTAACTCTTTATCATCGTCCGTCATCATGTCTTCTTTAAATTCAGCCATTCTTACATTCCTTCAGGGATTGTGGATTGAGGTACTTGCATAGCAAACGGATCAGTAAATTCTTCTGTTCCTCTAAATGCTAAAAGTCTTTCTTTTATTTTATTTGCAGTTTTATCTGAATCTCTAGATCCTACAATAGTTTCAGGATTAACGTATTCTTTACCGATAGTAAAGATTTCTCCGTTCTTATCATATCCATAAAATACATTTTGAGAATTAGAAGTAAATCCAGAAAGACGAGAACCGTCATCTAGCTTAATAGGATTCTTTAATTTTACTGCAAGACCTTCTTTTCTTTCTTGAGGTGTCTGTTCTTTTAATTCCCAACTAGCAGCAATAAAAGCATCTTGTTGTTGTGGTGTTGCTATCGTAGGGGCAGTTAAGTTCTCAGTGTTGATACCGAACTTCTGGTTGGTTGGATCTGTGTTGATTGCTCTCATCGCTGGCATAGCCATGCGCTCATCAGCTGACATACCACGACGCTGCTCTGTCTGCCTTGCAAATGTTTCACCAGCTACACGCATGTAATCGGCTTGTGCTTGCTTCAAAGCATCGCTGTTCATCTGCTTAGCGTTAATGATCTGTGCGATCTGTGGATATTCTTGAGCAGCTACTAGCATTGTCTCAGCTAGGTTCTTACGACCAGCAAACGCTTTAGTAAGTGCTGTGTCTACGCTTAAACCATCACGCTTTACTAGGGCAGTGATAGCGTCTTGTACGTTATCTAGAGTAAAGCCAAGCTTCTTGTTTTCTTTAGCGAATCGCATTACTTCTTTTGTTGAAGTAGCTACTAAAGAATCTAGTTGCTTTAAGCTCTCTTGATAGGGCTGGCTGGCTTGTAGTACACCAGTAAAGCTTTCACCACCAGTGAACAACTCTCTGCCTTGGACATAGTGCTGTACTTCGTGTAGTGCAGTCTTGACAGGGTCATTGCCCTTGCTTCTCCACTCAGGGTGTTGTCTGTTAAACAAGATAGAGTCGGAGGCTGGATCGAAGGCTGCTAGGCGAGGAGATGCAGGATCATCTACGAATCCAACCTTAATGTCTGCCATCGAAGGATAAGCCTTCTTTAGTGTGTCAGCCTTGAATACTTCATCAAAGCCAAGGAACTCATTCTCAGGAAGTGTGTTAAGATCCACTCCCTTTTGTACAGCTACATTCTTATCGCTGATCTCTAGCATAGCCTTACCAGCTACAGGATCAATAGCAAGACCAGAACTACCGTACATCTTGTTCCACTGTTCAGAAGGAATCTTAAACCAATCCTCTTCTGCTTTAGCCATTGTAGCAGTCAAAGCATCAGCATCAACTAAACCCTGTCTACCTAAGTTACTGATACCTTCACCACCAATAAACATCTCAGGGGTAAGGCTAGGAGTAGAACGACTAACTCCTTTAAACAAACCTTGAGCCTCTAGGTTATCAATTAACCCAGGAGCTACTTGTCTAAACAATCCAGCAACTATACTCATTTAGTATCCTGATATAAAATCGGTTGGTTCATATTCATCTTCACCGTCATCCATGAAGTAGGTAGTTACTGCCAGCTGATCAATGAATGACAAGGCATCCACTAAGTCATCCTTCACCTGGTTGGTAGGGAACATTAAAAGCTGATCCTGAAACTCTCTCCAGTCCTCATCTTCATTCAGTGTTACCTTACCATGCTCGAATCGTCCTTGTAATGCCCAGACAATACGCTCAGTCTTTTGTTTACCACCATGCGTAAGATCAGTGATATGACAGTAGGTGTTGTTAGCCCTCATCAGATCGCTTAGATAGGGCAGCACAGCGTTTCTAACTGTACCACGCTCCATCCCTACAGCGATTGGTTGGAAGTCTCTAATGTTCTTTAGAATACGCTCAGCGCACTCCTTGACATCCCACCTACCATTCTCTATCTTTTTTACCCACCATTCACCATCATCCGTCACCTTGACCACTGCAATAGCAGATTTATCTAACTTTTGCTGGCGAGCTGCCGAATAATTGGTGTTGGTGAATCCTGCTAAGTCGATACCAATATACCATACTCCGTTACTTGGTTCTTCGCCTTCTTTAATCCATTGTTCTTTAAACAGGTCTGTACCTGCATTATCAAACGAAGCTTCATACTCTTGCTTGAATGAGAAGCTACTTAATGTCTTTCTTGCACCTTCGATCTCTTTAGGATCAATCAGTGGGTTATCTTTGGTAGTGAAGTGCCAACCCTTCCACTCTTCGTCTTCTTCAGAGACACCAAGGTTATACATATCGTAGAACCAGTTCCTACCTTTAGGAGTTCCAATGAATAATGCAGAACCCTTTTTATCTGAAAGAGCAGCTCTTAAGACCTTCTCCCAGGTATCAGGTTTAATGTCAGCTACCTCGTCTAATACTAGGTATGTTAAGCTGACCCCTCGAAGGGTATCTGGTCTATCAGCACCTCGAACATATATCTTAGCACCATTAATCAAAGTGATATCCATATTATTCACATGGCTACTCTGAATCACTTCTCTTCCTAAATCCATTAGGACATCCCAGATAATCTGTCTAGCCTGTCCTTGAGTAGGAGCGACATACATTACAGCAGAACCTTGTGGGCAACGTAGTCCCTCTACTAATAATGCTACAGCAGATAATCTTGATTTACCGCATCGTCGTCCAGCAACAATAACTTTAAATCGGGTCTTATCTTGGAATACTTCTTTCTGCCAAGGTAGTAACTCAAAGCTAAGATTCATTATCTACCTCTTGATAATCTACAATCTCAGCATCAATCTCTTCTATTGCTTCTACTTTAGTTTCACCTAATCCAGTAATATTAATAGTTACTGCATTACGTTGTCCTTTAGCATCTTTCTCAAATAATGATGTGGGTAATAATCTATCCATACACATCTTGAGACAAGCTACTTGATCTTTATCGTCATCATCTAATGCTTTACGGAGTACAGTATCAATTACTTTCGTACCACTCGTTGATAATAATCTAGCTTTAAACTCTTGGATTCGTCCTGCGTCACCTACTGGTCTACCTACTTTTCCTGGCTTCTTCTTCGCCTCCACAAGTGACTTAGGAGGACGACCTCTCCTACGAGTCTGTGGTGCTAGGGCTATTACATTGGAGACATCCACTTTTAAAGAAGACAAATCCTTATCATCTTGAGACATATATCCTTTACCTGCTATCGCAGAGAACAAAATAAAATAAACTTAAAGTTTCATACTAAATAGTTTACTAAGTAGTCTTAAGTAGTTTTGGTTCTTTTTGTTTTTTACCTAGTTTGCTCTTAGTCTTCTTCTTAGTACAACTATTATACCACAACTTCTTAGATTTGTCAAGCTTTATTTTTAATTAGTTCCTTATGAACCCCTCTATAGGGAGACTAAGTGTCTACTCCTGCGGGTCTGGTGAGCTTAGCTTGCACATATTCCGCAGCTAATGACTCTGTCCCTATTTAACTTCCTTTATTATGGTGTCTTCTGTTGTTAAGTTACACTAACATAACTCATTGATTACATTGAACATATTGCCTGTCTATACATCTGCTTAAATATTAGGCAGTTTGCTTAATTATTAGGCAGTCTTAATTCCACTTTTTAGGTGTACTGGAGCATATATATACGCTACAATCTGTGTCGCAACCCCTCCCCCATACATAAAAATATTATAAAGTCAACTAGGGAAAACACCTATTGACAAAAGATTAAGAGTATGAGCGGAGTAGTGACACTGTACAGGCAATAACCTAGGGTAAACACCTATATACATTCTATAAAATACTGTTACAATAGACCTATCAACTAGAGAAAGGAATTAAAAATGTTTAATAAAGTAGAATTACAATTTTTGGCTAATGGTTTAATGGATACAATGATCCGCAATGGTCAACGTGCTGAGAAGGCAAAAGAAGGATCTAGTTATGCCAAGGCATGTGAAGAGCAAAATAAATTTTTACGGGGTTTATTGGATAAAGTAACAATAGAATACGATAAAAGTAAATAAGGGTTTGCCCTAGTTGACTTAATCAGTTGACTAGGGTATTATTAAACAATCAACGAAAGGAAATAAAAATGGAATTCACTTCTAAAGAGTTAATGTTAATATGGGATATATTGCAGGATGCACGAGATAACAATTCAAGTGTAATCGGTGAGATTAAATGGAAAATCGATCGTGCTAAAAATGATACAATGAAGGAAGTCTGGTACGAAAAGCAAACTGAAGCATACGACAAGCGAGAGCAATTATCTCAATTGCAGTACAAAATGGAAGATTATCTAGGGTAATATTATAGTGGATATATCTAGGGTTTTACTTGAATGTTTCAAAGCCCTAGAGTATATTTATTAATAACACAAGGAGGGTTTAATTATGCAGGTACATTTAACTTTACAATCAAGCAATTCCAAAACGGGTAAAATACCAGTGAGCACAACAAGCAAAAAATCTTGCCCACCAACTTGCCCATTCAGTGAAGGTGGTTGCTATGCTTTAGATTATCACCTAAACATGCACTGGAATAAGGTTACTAGTGGAGAGCGTGGCACTAATTGGGATGATTTTTGCACTAGTATATCCAAGTTTAAACCCGATACATTGTGGAGACACAATCAAGCGGGAGACTTACCAGGCACTGATAATCTTATTGATAGTGAAAAACTTAAGCAATTAGTAGAAGCAAACAAGGGTAAAAACGGGTTTACATATACGCATTATCCACGCAATGGTGAGAATGCAATAGCAATTAAGCATGCCAATAGCAATGGTTTTACAATCAATGCAAGCACTGAAACCCTTGCAGATGCGGATCAAGCATACAATGAAGGGTATCCCACAACTGTAGTAATTCAAGAGCGTGTAGTACCTTCTAACACGTTTAAAACACCTTCAGGGAATACAGTTGCAATTTGCCCAGCACAATTGAAGGATGATGTATCATGCAAAACGTGCGCTCTATGCCAAAAAGTAGATAGGAAAGTAATTGTTGGGTTTATCGCTCATGGATCAAGCAAGGCAAAAGTAATTAAGATTTTAGCAGTTAAGGGTTAACACCTATAGACAAGTATATTTTATTTTAGTATACTTGTCTTATCAACTAAACAAGGGAGAGTAAAATGTTAGTATTCAAATATCCAAGTAAGAAAGTATTAAAAGAAAATATTGGTAAGCCATTACGCTATATTGAAACCAGTATGTTCGGGGAAGAGTACCGAGAGAATGGGGTTTTAACTGGTGCTAATCGTCCGCATATCACTGGACAGGGAAGAGAATTTTTTGCACAAGTAACAATGAATGATGGTATAATTGCTTCAGTCAAATAAGGGGTTTATCATGGATAACTATATGGCAGTAGGAATTGCAGAAGGATTTATTGAAGCAGAGAGTGAAGAGCAAGTAATAGAAGCATGGCAGTATTTACACGATACAAAATTAGGGTATCAATTGCAGGGATTTTTTGGTAGAACATTAAACCAATTATTAAATGAAGGGGTTATATCATGAGAGTATATCTAGCATTAGACTTTGATGGTGTGGATTGTGACAGTGAGATGGCAGACAAAATTATTAACAGTATAACGGAAGAGTGTGATAGAATCCGTATAGGGTTTAGTGCTGACTTGTGTTATGTTGACGACGCACAGAACATTGAAGAGATGGACTCATTTAATGAATCATTTAATGAAGAGGGTAAACAATGAGCACAACATATCCAATAATCAATATAGAATATAAAAATCGTAAGCCTAGTAAGGCAGTGGTAATGCGTACCCTAGCAGAGTATTTAAAGCAGGGAGGTAAGGCATTCGAGATTACATGGGGAGAGAATACGATTGATTTATATTTTGATCCCAGGGTAGAACAATGGTATGGTAGTGGTCACATTAAAAATATTAGTGGTTGGGATATTGCTATAGAATTCAATGAGATACGAGAGCAAGCAATAGCAGAGATCAAGCAATTCAAGAAGGATCATTTTCAATTTATACATGTTGGAGGATAGAATGGAACAGTTTAATTTTTATGTTGATGGTGTAGGGTTTAATACTTACCAGGAAGCCAGGACTTATGCGGATGAGTTACTGATTACTGAGAATAAGTATCGGTGTATCTTTACTAAGGATGAGATGGATTCTGTTAAACAATTTATTGAACAAGCAAAGGATTAAGTTATGAGTTACTTACATAGAGCACTGGCAGGGATTCATGAAGCCAATAGAGTAGGCGGTAACAGACTGCAATGCAGGGCTGTAGAGCCTGTTGATCCTGCGGTAAGGGCTAAGTATCAAGAGCACTACGATGAGGCTGTATGGATCACTCAGGAGGCTAGGAAGAGGGGTATCACTACAGACCAGTTCATTGCTGGAGACTACAAGGATGAGTGAAGATAAATTTATTAAGTATCTATTGACAATCACTGCAATAT